AATTCTATTTCCGTAATCGTGTCTATAATAATCATAGACTGTTCCAGACGTCCAATTTCTTCTTGGTATCACATAAGAAACATCAGAAGATGTTACTTTTTTAGCAGCAAGAAAATCATCAAAATATGAAAACTCATCTTGTACTGAATCTACTGGTGTTAATGGTGCTGTATCAGAACCTTGATTTTCTGTTCGACCGTCACCTCTAGTCAAGGTGCCGAATGCTTGAGGTCTACCTATACCTAAATAATAAACGTTAGGTGTAGCCTCTGAAAATGACTCCACAAATTGTTCTGCGTTGTGGATTCTAAATTTGTTTGTTATAATTGCTGGCATATATTCCTCTTATTTAATTATATTTATACATCTTTTCTAATAACTAATTGAAATTTCAGTTGGATAACTTAAATATGTTTTAAGATTATCATTATCGTAATCTTGTATTTGAACACCAGTACCGTTGATTGTACTATTTGTTCCAATTATTTTATGATCTGCCCAATCTTGTAGTAACATTCCTTGTATATATGAGGCTACAGTTGAATCATTTCCAACGGTACCTGATTGTATATTAGGGTGATTTGGACTAAACATATTATCTACTCCAAACGGATTATCATATATATTCAATGTTTTCATACGTGGGCCACAATAAGCATAACCATATTTGTATTCATCGCCTCTAATAGTTATTTTTGCAATACTAGGGAAAGATATTTTCATCTTTCTTTTTAATGTTAAATCTCTTGTATTAGGTGTAAAGAAGTCAGTTGTACTTGTATCAAATAAAGGATCTAAACCTAACTGCGGACTAACGTTTAATGATGTACCATCATCTTCCGTTCCTAATCTTCTTCCAAAGATTGTAGAGAATAATGTATTAAGAACTAATTGTACACCTTCAAAGTCTAAACCAGAATTTACTGTAGTGAAACTTCTTAATTGAGCATTAACTTGAGTCTGAATATTTACTTGACCTGTAAAATAGAAACCAGATGTGTGCATTGTTTTCTTAAATGCATCTCTCCAGTCATTAATTGTACGACCTACTTTTATTACATATGAGAAGTCCTGATAGTATAAACTATCTTGTATTCTCATAGTGGTTTCTGAAATCTGACCGTCTTGATTAATAAACGCACCTGCTGTATCAGCAACTGCACCAATAGTTAAAGAAGCTGTAGCAATATCATTTTTCGCTGTTGTAGCTGTTGCTCCTCCACTAAAAGTTAATTCGGTATCTTCAGCAAATGTTCCTGTTGCATTAGATACTTTTAAAATACCTGTACTAGAACTATATGAAACTATGGTTCCTGTAACTACAGTAGAACTTGAATCTAATCCAGTAACTGTTTCGCCTACGGATATAGCACCTACTAAATTTTTAATAATTAAATAACTTGGTAACGATATAGTAGGAGGTGTAGGTGACTGTTGATATTCTGCACCAGATTCCACAATCTTTAATCCAAGAACTCTTCCAATTTGATCTCCGTATGCATAAACAACTGCGTTTGATCCATTTGTATCATCAACTGCAACAATTGGTAAAGAAAGATAGTTATTACCTGTATTAATAATTCTTATGTCTGTAATATCACCATTACCCGTACCAGACTCTTGTACAATTTTATTTCCTGTATAAACATCACCTCTTGTGGTTTCATCTTCTAACACTATGTGATCGTCCACTATTGACGTAGAAGTTTCTTGCGTAAATCCTCCATTAACAACTGAAACTTTTGCTTGTGCAGAACCTCCGCCCGTTCCTGTATTTGTAAATTCTATATCATCACCTATTTCATATCCTGTTCCACCAGTGTCAATAATAAATTCTGAAATTCCTCCTCGACCTACAGCATCAACTTGAATAATAGCACCTTGTCCACCACCAATTACTGTTACTGTATCTTCAGAACTATATAAACTTCCATCATTTGATATTGTTACTAATCTAGGTATACCTGTAACAGTTGCTTTAATAAAAATATCATCATCATTTGTTGATGTACCTCTAATAATTTCACTTGTTTGAAATGTTCCTGAAATTGTTTCTGCATTTAATATAAATTCTGTTACTTCATTTATACCAATTTGAAATTTGAATACATTTTCTACAATTGCTGTTGCTCCAGAAGTTTCTCCAGTAATTGTACGACCTACTAAATTTGCTGTGTCACCACTTGTTGATATAGCTCTTAAAATTGTTTGTGAGTCCCATTTACCATCAGATACTCTTAACATTTGTTCTCTTGGATAAAATGTTTCTGATTCTAAACCAAAGAGTAATTTAAAAAATACTTCGTGTCCACGATTTGTACCTTTTGCTCTATAAAGAGACTTTATATTTTTAATTAATTTTCTTTTATCTATACCATTACTTAAAGTTTCAGGTAATGTATTTAAAAACTCATTTCTAAATTTTGTTAAGAAGTTTGATATTGCTTTATCAGGATCACGGAAATTTAATAAGTCTTGTATATTATTGACAGGATTTGGACGATAGTTGTTTACAACCGCACTTGCGTTTGAAGAAGAACCTAAAATTGTTTCGCCAATAATAAACTTGTCTTGTGCTGAAATAAAAAGTCTATTATTATCTAAATCTTCACCAAGAACAGTTGCAGTTGCATTTGATGTTTGTCCTGTAACTGTTTCTCCTCTAGTAAATTTACCAAAGGCAGAACTTTCTAAAAGTATTTTATCACCAGCATCTAATTGTGTTCTATCTGTATCAATACGAGAACCGTCTAATAATAAAGTATTTGTTTGTGCTGTTTCAGTTTCTAATTGAACTCCATCTGTTGTTTGTACTGAAGTTACAACTAACTCTGCAGATTCTAAAAAAGTATAATATGTTCTTACGAACTCTAAAAATTTAGGGTGTTGTTCTAATACGAACTCAGGAGCCTGTGAATTAATCAGGTTTGATATTTTGTCGTAGAACTTAGCCATTTAATTAAGTCCCGTAACTAGATGATGTAGTATAGCCTACTCCTGCGTCAGCAGAACCTCCAACAAAAGTATCTGCCTCTACCGTGATTGATGAATTTACTGTATCTATTGAAAGTATCTGATCTCTTACAGGAACTACGTCATTAGAGTTTGGTTGTACTGTTAATTCTATTACTGTTGAAGAAGCACCTCTAATATTTTCTACTGATGCAATTGTTAATGAGTTAATTGTAATTTGACCTGTTGAATAATTAATTGTACCTTGAGTATTATTTACATATGTTCGTACACCTGATACAAGATAATATCTTCTAATATTACCTGAACCATCATCATCTAGGAAATAAACGTTATTATCATTTGGTACTTTAAAACCTGATGATTCTAAAACTCCTCCTGAAGCAGATTTGTGTCCTGTATGTGGATTGTAAATTGCGTTTCTAAAATAAACGTCATATCTTGTGGAAGATGATATAGTAGGTGTAAATGTTTTTCTAATTCGTAAAGTTGTTATGTTTGATAAAATAGAAGTATCTGTGTCATCTATTAATTCAACAATCTTTGAATATCTAAACATACTATCAAATTTTTGAAGTGTGTTTGTATTATAAGTGTTTAACGCAGATATAATTTCTGATCTTAAAGTATCTCTTGTTTTTGTAGTTGCTCTTTCATCATATTTTACATTTGAAGTAAGTAAGATTGTTGTAGTTTCGGGATCAACAATTTGTGGTCTTACAGATGCAACATTATATTTTTTTAATTGTGTTACGATAGATGTTTTTGTTGCGTCAGTAAGTGTAGAACCTGATACTGCTTTAATCGCAATTTTAACTACACCGTAAATAGGTGTTTCATCATCTTCGCCACCCCACGCAGAAACTGATTGTGCATTAGGATAAATTTCTTGTACAAGTGTTTCATAGTCAGTTGTTGTTACTGCTCGATCTTGTGCGGAATATTGTAAAGGTGCGTTATATCGTATTGATTCTTTTGTTTGACCAACTGATCCACCTTGTGCTGATGAATTAGTTGTAATTGTAACATTAGAAAAACCATCAATAGAACCTGATAAAGAAAATGTACTTGCGCCATTTGCATCT